TAATTGAAACATTTTCACGTACCACTAGGTTTATTTTAACCTGTAATTATGTAGAAAGAATTATAGACCCCTTACAATCAAGGTGTCAAACATTTAAAATAGTACCACCTACTAAAAAAGAAGTAGCAGCACATTTAGCCACTATTTGTGATATTGAAAGCATTAGTTATGAAGCCCCTGCCATTGGGAAAATTGTTAACAGGTTTTATCCTGATATTAGAAAAATGCTTAACACTATTCAATCAAGTAGTACTGGAGGGGAGTTAAAGATAGATGATTCTTTACTTATCTCTACAGGTTATATGTCTGCTATTGTAGGTGAATTAAAACAATCTAAACCTCAAATTAAAAAGATAAGACAAATACTCGCTAATTCAAACGTTGATGATTTTGAGGATTTATTTCGATATCTATTTGATAATGCTGAAGAATATCTCCCTAATAAGGTAGGTACAGCAGCAATAATAATAAATGAACACCAATATAAAGCAAACTTCCGTTTAGATAAGGAAATAAATTGTATAAGTTTAATAACAAATTTAATAAATAATAAATAATTATGAGTCAAGCACCACAATCACCACAGTTAAACATAGATTTAACTAACACAACAGGAATAACTAACGAAGAAGGTGGAAGCATCTTTATGAGTGGGGTTATTTTAAGAAAAATTTCAAAATTTGTAGCAGGAACAGATAATGACGCAATCATGCCTATTCCTGTATTTTATGATCCAACAACTATGAAAATCTTAGGTGAAGGAATCCCAGTAGAATTAAGAGAGGAATTAAAAGAGGAATTAGTATAAATGAAAAATATATTTGATTGGATAAAGGAGATTAATACAAAAAAATCTCCTTCATCTTCATTTACCGATGATGATTGGAATTTATTCAATTCATATATGATACACAGATTTGTATCTCAAAATACAGACTATGTAGAGGTAGTTAATCTTGCACAAGAAATACCACCTCAAGAAAAAACTATGATTTATAATATTTATAGAGAATTTATTCCTAAAAATAATAAATGGAATAAATATATTAAATCTACAGTGAAAAAGAAAAACCCTGAATTAATAAATCATTTAAGGGATCATTTTAAATGTTCATCAAGGGAAGTAAATGAATATCTAATTTTGTTGGATACTGAAGAAATAAGTCGTATATTAGCAAATAGGGGATTAGAAACTAAAGAAATAAAAAAAATATTAAAATGAGTAAATTAGTAGATATGTTAAGGACATCTGCACAAGCAGATAAAGCAAAAGCTATATTATCACTTGAGTTATTAGGTAATAAAGCAGTTGGTATTGGAGACCATTCAACAGGAGACTTTTATAAAAATGCTGAAGAAGCACTTATTATGTTAGTTGATGCCGATGATAGATTAGCAGCATTAGATAAGTATTTTAATACTAAAGGATTACTAAATGGGTAGTTCAATATCAAAATATTTAGAAGAAAACGTAGGCCATTTTGGTAATAACGCAAAAGAAATAGAAAAAGTTATGAGTGATAGAGAAATTATGGATTCCAAATATCCAAATAAAAAAATCCAAGAATTTATGGATGACGAAGCAAACCAAATCATTACTATTTTTGAAGAGGAATACCCAGAATTATCTAACGAATTTCAAATTATACAAGATGAAATGTATGAAATGTTTGCTCGTAAACATATGGATTATGGGTTAAATAACATAGCATTAGGTGGAGATATCGTTAATAACAGCGATGATAAAAAATTCTCATTAACTGGGTTAGCTATTAGATTAACGGATAAAATATCGCGTTTAAGAAATTTAATGGTTAATGGTAGAAATTATGTTAAAGGTGAAGGTATGGAAGATACTTTTATTGATGTAGCCAATTATGGCATCATTGGGCTCTTAGTTGGGCGCGATAAATGGAAAAAATAGTTTGGCGAAAAAACTCCCAAAAATAGTAAAGGAAATAAGGAATAACCCACCTTCACCCGTTAATTATGCATATCAAAAGAATATATCATATTCTCAGATGTCTATATTTAGAGGATGTCCTCATAGGTGGAAACTTCAGTATAAAGACAAAATCAAACGATTTACATCTTCTATTCATACTGTATTTGGGACAGCTGTACATGAAGCTATGCAACATTATTTAGATGTAGCATATGAAAAATCATTTGCTGCTGCTGATAGAGAAATTAATATAGAAGAATATTTTCAAGAAAAATATATAGGTGAATACCAAAAGCAATACAAATCAAATAATTCAGAGCATTTCTCAGACGCAGTAGAAATGAGGGAATTTTTTGAAGATGGGGTTGCTATTTTAGAATGGTTTAAGAAAAAACGTAGTAGATATTTTAGTAAAAAAGGTACATATTTAGTAGGCTGTGAAGTACCTATTGTAATAGCACCAAATAAAATGTTAAATAACGTATTATACATGGGGTATCTTGATGTTGTCACATACCATGAAGCAACAGAGACATTTAAGATAATCGACATTAAAACCAGTACTAGTGGATGGAATGATTATGCTAAAAAGGATGAAAATAAACAATTTCAATTACTTCTATACAAACAATACTTCTCAGAACAATATGGAATACCTTTAGATAAAATTGAAATAGAATTTTTTATCCTTAAAAGAAAAGTATTAGACCCTGATGATGAAAATCTCATGTCACCATATCAAGCTTATAGAGTGCAACAATTTACCCCACCAAGTGGTAAAATTAAACTAGGTAGAGCAAAAAATGCTATTAATGATTTTATTAGTGAATGTTTTAATTCAAGTGGTAAAATAAAAGAAGCAGATTACCCTAAATCCCCCTCTAAATGGAATTGTAATTTTTGCCCCTATGGAGAAGATAAAGAATTATGTGGAGCCAAACAACATTTTTCATAGGTTCACACATACGTATATATAAATAATGTTTTAATAAATAAAGACTATGAGTTCAACAAAAAACCAAACACTAACTAGTGTTAAAGTCCAAACACCTTTATTCGAGGAATTTAAAATTGAGTGTGTAAAACGTAAATTTTCCTTTCAAAAACTTGCTGATCGTGCTTTGTTTTTGTATCTTACAGATGAAGATTTTCGTAAAAAAATTACAAATCAAATTAACCTTGAAATAAAAAATAATGGATAAAAAATTTAGTTACATTCCCAAAGATAAACGTAAAAAAATACTTTTAATTTGTGATGATATAAGGGTACACTCTGGTGTTGCTACTGTTGCTAAGGAAATTGTAGTGCATACTGCAAATCATTTTAATTGGTGTCAAATAGCTGGTGCTATTAAACACCCTGAGAAAGGAAAACAACTCGATTTATCCAGCGAAACCAATAAAATAGCAGGAATTGATGATACCTATGTAAAATTATTTCCTGTAGATGGTTATGGTAATGAACAAATTTTAAGAGAGATTATAAAGTTTGAAAAACCAGATGCTATAATGTTATTTACGGATCCAAGGTATTTTGAATTTGTTTTTAGAATGGAGGCTGAAATAAGAAAAAGTTGTCCTATCATGTATCTTAATATATGGGATGATTTACCAGCTCCTATGTACAATAGTGCTTATTATGAAGCTTGTGATCTTTTAATGGGAATTTCTAAACAAACAGTAAACATAAATAAATTAGTTTTAAAAGGGAAAGAAAAAAATAGAATATTTAAGTATTTACCTCATGGTAAAAATGAAAATATATATTACCCCTTAACTAAAGAAGAAAAATCATCTAAAGAATTTAAAGATTTTAAAAAAGGTATATTTAAAGGTAAAAATCCTAAGTTTATTGCTTTTTTTAATTCTAGAAATATAAGAAGAAAACAAATCCCTGATACTTTATTAGCTTTTAGAGAATTTTTATATTCATTACCAAAAGAAAAAGCTAAAGAATGTTTTTTAATATTACATACTGAAGCTGTAACTGACCATGGTACTGATTTGTATAAAGTAAGAGAATTTTTATTTGGTGAGGATTTCGAAGACCAAATTATATTTTCTCACCAAAAATATGATGATAGAGTATTAAATTGGTTATATAATATAGCTGATGTGCAACTATTAATAACCTCAAATGAAGGATGGGGATTAACATTAACAGAAGCTATATTATCAGGAACTCCAATTATTGCTAATACTACAGGGGGTATGCAAGATCAAATGAGATTTGTAGATCATAATGGTAAATGGTTTACTCCTGACGCTAATGTTCCTTCTAATCATAGGGGTACTTACAAAGAACATGGTGAATGGGCATTCCCAGTTTATCCTGCTTCTAGATCAATTCAAGGATCACCTCCAACACCTTATATTTTTGATGATAGATGTGCTTGGGAAGATGTAGTTGAAAGGTTAAAAGAAGTATACAATACAGACAGAGAGGAACTTAAAGCTAAAGGATTAAAAGGTAGGGAATGGGCTATAAGTAATGAAGCTGGTTTTACATCTAACCACCAAGCTGAAAGATTTGTAGGGTATGTCAACGAATTATTTGATAGTTGGGAACCCAGAGAAAAGTATGAAATAGTAAATGCTAATGAATATAAAGGAAAATTTTTAAACCATAAAATAATTTATTAATGAGTAAAACAAGTTTTGTAATAAGTTGCCCATATGATACTTATAGTGGATATGGAGCTAGATCCAGAGATATAATTAAAGCTATAGTACAATCTGGTAAATATGATGTAAAATTATTACCCCAAAGATGGGGGTCAACTTCATGGGGTTTTTGTGATTCTCATTCTGAATGGAAGTTTTTAAATGATTTAAGAATATCTAAATTAACTAAACGTCCTGATATTTGGATGCAGATAACAATCCCTAATGAATTTCAACCTGTTGGGAAATATAATATTGGGTGTACTGCAGGTATTGAAGCGGATAAATGCAAACCAGAATGGATTGCTGGTTTAAATAAAATGGATAGAAATTTTGTGTCTTCTAAATTCACAAAAGAAATGTTTGAATCACAAATATTTGATCAAAAAGATAAAAAAACAAACCAAGTTATAGGAAGTGTTAAATTAGAAAAACCTATAGATGTTGTATTTGAAGGTGTAAATTTAGACACATATAAACCTTTAAAAAATAATGAATTAAATACTTTTGATTTTAGTAATATTAAGGAATCTTTTTGTTATCTATTTGTAGGACATTGGATGCAAGCTGATTTTGGTCATGATAGAAAAAATGTTAGTTTATTAGTAAAGGCATTTTATGAGACTTTTAAAAATAAAAAGAAAAAACCTGCTCTAATATTAAAAGCATCTACGGGGGTTGCAGGGTATATGAGTCGTGATTCAATTCTAGATAAAATCAAATCAATCAGAAAATCAGTAGATTCTAGTAATTTACCTAACATTTATGTTTTAAATGGAGAATTTGATGATTCTGAAATTAATGAGTTNTATAATCATCCTAAAGTAAAAGCTATGGTTAGTTTAACTAAAGGAGAAGGATTTGGTAGACCATTATTGGAATTTACAACATCAGGAAAACCAGTAATAGCTTCAGGTTGGTCAGGTCATGTAGATTTTTTACATAAAGACTTTTCAGTTTTAATACCTGGGGAACTTGAATTAGTACATGCCTCTGCTGTTAATAACTGGTTAATTCCGGAAGCAAAATGGTTTAAACCTGATACTAGATATGTAGGTGGAGCCTTTAAAAATGTGTTTGAAAAATATAAAGACTTTAAATCCAATAGTAAAAGACAAAAGTACTACACAGAACAAAATTATAGTTGGAACCATATGGAAAAATTAGTTAATCAAATTTTAGATGATAACCTTCCTGAGTTTCCTAAAGAAATGGAATTAAAACTACCAGAATTAAATATACCAAAATTATGAAACATGACTCATTAAAAATATGCACCCGATGTGGTTCAGATGCCTGCTATACCCAGGAAGTAACTAAGGATATTAACATTGAAATGTGTTATGGGTGTGGTTTTCAAAGTAATAGTGTAATTAAAAAAGGAAATGATTTTTTTAACCAACAATTTGAAAACCTCCCAGAACTTTATAAAGAGTTAATGGATGAAGAAGAAGAAACAGGTAAAATTTGGATGCCAACTATTATTAATTTAAAAGATAAAGGTATGGTATTTGCAGATGGGAGTGGAAGAGATAATTGGAGATGGGCTGCTGTAAAAGCAGTAGAAATTCCAAAAGAAGAACAAGAAAAATATAAAGGAGAAAAACATAAAGCCGATATGTCTACTATAAAACACTTTATAGAACGTGAATTTATAGAAGCACTTTCATATATTGGAGTATTACCAGAATAAATGAAGATATTAGTAACAGGTGGAGTGGGGTTTATAGGAACAGCCTTAATTAAAAAACTATTAAAGGAAGGACATAATGTTCACTCATTAGATAATTACGAAGTTGGTGTTGTAGAAAATGAAGTAATTGGTTGTAATTATATTACTGGAGATATAGAAAATATGGGTTTAATGGATAGAGATTTTGATCTTATATTCCATTTAGCAGCATTATCAAGAATACAACCATCATTCAATAACCCAGAAGAAACATTTAGAGTTAATACTATCGGTACTCAAAAGGTATGTGAATTCGCTAGATTATCGGGAGCTAAAGTTATATATGCTGGTTCCTCTTCTAGGTGGCATAACCCATACCAATCACCTTACGCTGCGTGTAAACACATGGGAGAAGAAGCATGTAAGATGTATAAAAAAACCTATGGGATGGATATCGAAATAGTTAGATTTTATAATGTTTATGGTCCTGGTGAAATAGTAGATGGGGATTGG